TCCATATCTTGAACTTGCAATCTTTTGCAGATTTGATATACGAAATTTGGCATAAGCGATTGAAAATGCTAAAAGTTTGTATGCAATTGCAAAATAACCGATAATGTTGACATGACAGACTTATCAGACATCTTTGACGCCCCCGTCAAGCGCATCACTGGGCATGGTGGCAAGCGCCCTAACACTGGTCCGAAGAAACCTGGCTACGTCAAGCCTCCTGAAACAGTTGACTACGACAAGGCCAAGGCGCGAAACGAAACCAGCAAAGCTGACATGAACGAGCTTGAGTTCAAAATCAAATCAGGTCAGTACGTCAGCCGAGCAGCCGTGCAGCAGGCGTCTGCCACGGCGGTAGCAACACTGGCGCAGACCATGCGCAGCATCCCTGACAACTTGGAGCGCAAAGGTGTCCCGCTGGAAACATGCAGGTTGATCGAGACAATTCTTGACGAGAGCATGGCGGCCATGTCACTGGACTTGGAAATGATGGCAGGCTCTGAAACATGATTGACGACGAAAATTTGCACTTCGCCACGGCGTTGGGGGACATTTGCGACAGCCATTTGGCACTTCGCCCACCACAGCGCATGACCGTGGCCGAGGGCGCAGCAGCAGCCTTGGTACTGAAGCGCCCAGGTGACGCGGCGACACCATGGTCGGCATCCGACACGCCCTACATGATCAAACCAATGAACACCTTGGCCAGCAGGCTTCAAAATTCGGTCTGTTTTGTCGGCCCAGCACAGTCGGGCAAGACCGCAGCACTGGGTGAAGGTTGGATGAGCCACGCTGTCACTAATGACCCAGGCGACATGCTGATTGTGCAGATGACTGAGGCTAAAGCCCGCGAGTACAGCAAACAGCGAGTTGACCGTGCCTTAGATCACTCGCCCAAGCTACTGGCGCTAAAAGGATCTAGCGCACGGGATGACAACACGCACGACAAATCGTTTCGGCACGGTATGTGGCTCCGCATTGCTTGGCCGACTGTCACCAACCTGTCGTCCACGTCGTACAGATACGTGTTTTTGACCGATCTGGACCGCATGCCCGATGACCTCGACGGTGAGGGTGACCCCTACTCGCTCGGTCTTAAACGTACAACTACCTTTTTGTCACGCGGCATGTGCGCAGTTGAGTCCTCACCTGGTCGTCCAGTGGTTGACCCGAACTGGCAGGCAGCAACACCGCATGAGGCACCGCCAACGACGGGTATCTTGGGTATCTACAACCGCAGCGACCGCCAACGCTGGTACTGGAAATGTCTTGACTGCCGCGAATGGTATGAGGCTGCACCAGGTGTAGGTCTGTTCCATTTGCCGCCCGACGACCAACTGATTGAGGAAGTGCGCAGCGCCAACTTGGTCAGTTTGGCCAAACATCACGCGCGCGTGGTCTGCCCACATTGCGGTAGCCTCACGGACTACAAACACCGACACTTGCTTAACATGAACGGCGATTGGCTCATCGACGGCCAGCGTAAAACGGCAGATGACGAGATTGTGGGTGACCCCTTGTCGTCAACCATCGCCGGCTTCTGGCTCGGCGGTGTAGCAGCGGCCTACCAGTCGTGGGAATCGCTGCTCAGCAAGCATTTGCAGGGTCTGCGCGACTATGCCATGACCGGCAGTGAGATCGCGCTACAGGTGGCCGTCAACACCGATCAGGCCATGCCTTACACTCCGCGCCACCTGATCGAGTCGCGCAACAACGCCTCCACACCGCAAGACCGTGCCGAGGTCGGCATGCAACGCTATTATGTGCCCGAGGAAACCCGCTGTATTGTCGTCTCGGCTGACGTGCAGGGTGGTAGCAACGCACGCTTCGTCGTGCAGGTGCATGCTGTCGGGCCGCACCGCGAACAGTGGATGGTTGACCGCTTCGAGATCAAGTTGTCCAAGCGCGAGGGTATGGGGTCTGAGTTCGCACCACTGGACCCTGCCAGCTACCCCGAGGACTGGGACGTTCTGACCGACAAGCTCCTGCGCGCAACATGGAAAACCCCAGTCTCAGGGCTTGAAATGAAACTCAAACTGCTCGTGGTTGACTCGGGTGGTGAGGACGGTGTGACCGACAACGCCTACGCTTGGTGGCGCAGGTTACGCAGACAAAAGTTGCACGGACGAGTGCGTTTGTACAAGGGCAACAGCGTGAAGGGCGCACCGGTCATCCGTGAGTCCATGCTCGGTAAGCGCAACGCCTCTGAAAAGGGTGATGTGCCGGTGTTGCTGTGTAACCCCAACTTGTTGTCCGACATTGTGGACGCTGGGCTACGCCGTCAAGACGCGGGGCCGGGCTACATCCACTTTCCAAAGCCGAAACACATCGCCCTTAACCCTGATGGCTGGCTACCGCAGGCGTTCTTTGACGAGCTGACGGCAGAGGTCAGGCAACCGAACGGTACGTGGTCGCAAATCCGCAAGCGCAACGAGACATTTGACTTGTGTCGCATGATCGCAGCAGGTTTGATGTACTTGGGGCTTGACAAACACAAAGACTGGGCAGTCGTGCCCTCTTGGTTGGCACCCATACCACAAAACAGCGATACTATCGGCAGCGATGACCGGCGCGTGATGAAGGCTGATACCGAGATTGCACAAGAACCGCCACGCGAAATCGTCGTCGTCCCTCGCCGTCCACCTCATGTGCGTCGGTCGTCTGTGGCTAATTTTGGGTGATAAACACGCCTCCAGCAGGCGCATTTATTGCATAGAGTGCTATTAAATTAGGATTAAAAATGAAATTATATGCTTGGCAACCGAAAGGCCATGGTGAGCTTTCGTGGTTTGTTGTTGCTGAGAGTGAGGCGGCAGCGTGCGAGAAGGTTTGGCTAGAAATTCAGCGCAGATCTACTCTTGAGTTTGTAAGTCAGGGGCGTATAGATAAATATGACTACGATGGTTTTGGCACAGATTATTATGAATTAACTGTGGTTGAGGCTGGTGTAGTTTTGACAAATAATAATGATTAACCGATAGCCTGCATATTTATTGCCTAAGTAGCCATTAAAACTATAGCAATAAAAATATTTAAAATAATTTAGCAAAAAGTATTGCGCAATTGTGCAAATGCGTTATACTTGAGACTTAGGCAACCGAGACTCTGTGAAAGCGGAGGTTGGTATCAAGGCAAATTCGGTAGTCCTTGATCCTCAGACTGTACGGGTTAAAGTGGACGGTAGTACGCCCAAGCAACAGTAAAAAGCTCATCGTGCGGGGTGTAATCCGTACACAAATTGAAAGGCGAAGCCTGAGTAGTGAGACGCAAAGTAGCTAGCGCCAAAAGCCATATTCACGAAAACTGCTAGCCTTTGGCACTCGGCCTAAAAACGATGACATCTCGGAAAGACGGACTTGGATGGCAACATTCAAGCGTGGGCATACTGTGAGGGATTGATCAGCCTTTGCTAAATTTGTGCCCACGCTTGAGTGCTGCAAAAGGAATCACGGGTTAGCGCCGTGACTTTTCATTTAACGATGAACACACTATATTACAGCCGCTGCTTTATGCGAGCTTTTTGCGGCACTCAACAAAGATATGCGCCCTATTGCAAGCTGACACTTGCAAACTTGTCAGGGTGTCTGAGATCGAAATGCGCGCCTCGCCTCAAAAAGAAGTGAGAAACGGCACAGTAAGTCGGGCAAGGGTGCATTTCTTTGGTGGCGTGTGAATGCACTTAATGTGGCCACCAATTCAATTCGTTGGGGTTTCCTGGCGCAAGCACAGTAAGGTGTGACAAGCGTTCCCGCTGAAAGCGCGGGAGTCCTATTCAGGTGTCTGCATGCCAGTCAATATGCCATTTTGGATATATAGATACTGGTTTTTATAGTTTTCTCGCTCATAGACCCACTGTTCGTGCTTACCGTAGCTGCCAACTGAAGCGTTGATCTTGCTTGGACTGCCCCATGAGCGCTTCACCTCTGCTGCCGTCATGCCTGTGCGAACCCTACCTGCTGCGATAGCTGCGCCTATCCTAGCATCATGCTCAGTGGAAGGTTGCACGTGGTCAAGTTTCACTACCTCACCCTTGGTCGCCACGGCGCAGGGGCTGTCTTGAAAGCTGACTGAGCCATCGGCGGCTGTGCATTTGTTTGCGGCCATCACCGTTTGCGAACTCACCATCACGGTAAGAATTATCAAATTGCGCATAAAACCTCCTACTTTTTAAAAAAGTCTACCGACTTTTTGCGAAATTGTGCCGCAGCACACAAATTTAGCAATCCCACAACAATACGCTCACTATGGCAGTCACACAAACCGATATTGACAACCTTGACGCGGCAATCGCGGCAGGTACACGATCTGTCACCCTTGACGGGCAGACTGTCACGTACAACACGACTGCTTCGCTCATTTTAGCGCGAGACAACATGGAAAAGCGACTGCGCGAGCAGAATCGCCAAGCACGCCGTCCCAAGCAGGTCTATATGTACCAATCTGGTCGAGGGTATGACTGATGGCTGCTAAAAAACCAATGGGTCGTCCACCTAAGCCTGAGACAGTGCTCCAGCGCGCAGCGCTTGCTGCCTACACTAGCAAGAGTAAGTCAACGGTCAGAGCCAAATACGACGCCGCAGGTAACGGTCGTCGCATGGTTGGTTGGAGCGCACCCACGCAGGGTCCAAACAAAGCGTTGACAGGTCTGCAAACGATCCGCAATCGTGCCCGCGATGTGTCGAGCAACGACTGGTCTGGTGAATCTGCTGTTCAGAAGTGGACAACCTCTCTTATCGGTATCGGTATCACACCTCGCTTCAAGCGCGTTGTGGATGCAGCTAGAAAACTGGCAATTACTGATTTGTACGAAGACTTTGTGAAAAAGTCGGATGCAGACGGCGTTTTGAACCTCTACGGTCAGCAAACACTCGTTGTGCGCTCGTGGCTGGACGCGGGCGAAGTGTTCATTCGTGAGCGTCCTCGCTTCTTAGACGAGGGTTTACCTGTGCCGTTGCAACTTCAGGTGATTGAGGCAGAGTACGTCCCCATGCTTGACAGTGACGCGATGCCAGGTATGCCAGCAGGCAATATGATTCGCTCAGGTATTGAGATCAACAAGCGTGGTCGCCGCGTGGCGTATTGGATGTACAAGCAGCACCCTGGCGATGCACAGGTGATGAATATTGCCCCGGACGAGTTGGTACGCGTAGCTGCTAGTCAAATCTGCCACGTTTTTGAACCTAAGCGCCCGGGTCAACTGCGTGGCGTGTCCATGTTGGCACCTGTGCTTGCACGACTCAAGAATATTGAAAACTACGACGACACCACGCTGACACGTCAACAACTGGCCAACCTGATTGTCGGATTTATCACTCGCGGCACGCCCCAACTTGGTGAAGATGACGACACTGATCCGCTTACAGGGCAACCTATGACGCAAGGTGGCCCGTCTGGTGCATTGGCGCCGATGCAACCGGGCATGCTACAAGAGCTTGACGATGGGCAAGAAGTCAGGTGGTCAAACCCACCTGAAGCAGGCACGAACTACCCTGATTACATGCGTACACAGCACATGGGTACAGCGTCAGCAGCGGGTATCCCATACGAGCTGTTTAGCGGCGACATCATCAACGTCAGTGACCGCACCTTGCGCGTCATCATCAACGAGTTTCGCCGCTTCAACGAGCAGCGCCAATGGCAAATCATCATCCCGATGTTTTGCCAACCTGCAATCGAGTGGTTTGCCAAGGCAGCACTGTTGGCAGGGAAAATTGACGTGTCCGAGTTTGATGCTGTGTGCCGCGTAGAGCACGCACCGCACGGCTGGGCGCACATTCACCCAGTGCAAGACCCGACAGGTAAGAAACTGGAGATCGAAGCGGGTTTGCGCAGTCGCAGCAGTGTGGTTGGCAGCTACGGCGACGACATTGACAAGGTGGACCAAGAGCGCAAAGGCGACGATGCTCGTGAGCAGCGCCTTAATATTGGCCCTTACAGCAAAGCCAATCAACAAATCATTGCACCGGTAGTTCCGAAGGCGGTTGCACCAAAAGCAAGTGCCCTCGAAGTCGCCATGGTGGAGCGATCACAAGCTGAGAAACGGTTGCTTGACGCACAGGCAACAGTGTTGTCGTCCCCAGCGCCAGTCGTCGGTGTAAGTGAATTGGATACTGCGCAAGTAGAACTGGTAAAGGCACAAACTCGTGTCTTTAACGCACAGGAAGCTCAACTTTCTGCGCCCGCACTCGGTTTGAGTGAACTAGACATTGCAAAGCTAGAACTGGTAAAGGCACAAACTCGTGTCTTTAACGCACAGGAAGCTCAACTTTCGGCACCTGCTGAGCCGGCTCACATCAGTGAACTTGAACGTGCTCAGACAGATGAGTCACGTGCTAGAACAAAATTAGCGCGGTTACAAGAAGCAAAACTGAATGCGCCTGTAGAAACGCAGGGTGACAAACTATTAGCTGCGACATTAGCTATGTTGAGCCCTGGCAATGAGCAATTATGACGCACTTCTCGCACAGTTTGCGCTCGTCACAAAGCAATTCGTTGACCTTAAAACGAAGTTTGTCGGCCTGTCCAAAGAAAAAGGACCTAAAGGTGACACTGGCCCCGCACCTGAACACCAGTGGCGCGGCACCAAGCTCCAATTTCAAAACCCTGACGGCACTTGGGGCGACCTCGTTGATCTCAAAGGTAAAGATGGCAAGTCGTCCACATCGTTCGTCGGTGTATCTAGCCAAACGATTCCGACAGCCCCTGCGGGTGGCCCCCTTGTCGGCCCCGCTCTCACATATAACGTTGCTGGGCAACTTGTCCGAGTTGATTACGACGATGGTAGATACAAAACACTGCAATATACAGGTGACACCTTGGAAAGCGTGACGTTCTTTGATACAAACGTGACACGTCAGCGCACTTTAAATTACGTTGATGGGCGACTCATCGGTGTTGATGAGGTGGTTTTACCATGACGGCCTACACCCATAGCACAGGTGCCATCGTCAACTTTGACGCCCTGACCGCACCGTCAGTCAACGCGACGCTGGACACACACGCCATCAGCAACGACACAACCCTAGTTGTTCGCACTGACACCTACGCCTGCCCGAATCACAGCACGGCTGGCGGCTCACTGGACACGGTAACATTTACCGGCACAGGCGGCACGCTGCGCATTGACCCTACCTATGTGAGAGTGATCGCCTACACGGGCGGCTCTGGCAACAGTCCGGCTTTTGGTGCGGCCATCTCGCAAGGCGGCGTTACTGGCGTATTTCTAGGTGCTTGGACAACTTGGCAGGTTGAGCCTATCGTGCCAGGCGCGGCCATTGGCGCTACCGGCTTCATCAAGATTGGCAACAAAGCAGGCGGCAACTTCGCAGCGGGCGCTTTGACTGGCATTACCGCCACATGCTCAGGCGCTGACGTGCAGGGCTGGATTGAGGTTCGCGGCCCCGATGCTGCCACCATTACCGTCCCGCGCATCGGCTCGGTTGAAACAGTCGAAGCATGGTTTGAGCTGGGCACCACCAACGGCGCACGCGGTCAAATCATCCCGTGCCCCACCACAGCTACAGCAGCAGGAACTTTCCCCGGTGTATGGATTGAGACTTCGGCGGGCTCTGGCGTCTATGCGATATTTTCGAGCGTGGGCTCACAGGTGGCACTGGCGACAACAGCTACAGACGTGCGCGCAAAGTTTATCTGGTCAACCACGACCGGCATCCGCATCGGTAACGACGGCACCAACGGTGTGGGTTTCCTGCCGCCTACGGGTTGCAAAGTTCGCATACCGGCCATCATTCTGACCAACGTGACCCGCACGGCTTCAGGCTCGGGCCCGCGCGTGCTGCCCAACGCCACCATTGCCACAAGGCAGGAATTTATAACCACCGGCGCGGGTTACTTCGATTTGCGCGGCTGCGTCATTCAGTGGTACGTCAACTTCTTGCAGGCGTTTTACGTCAAGTACAAATCGTGCGCCATCAATGATGCCATGATCTTGAGCGAGATCGCATCACCACTGGATGTGTCGGATTGCGTAGTGTCTTGCACACAAGCGCAAATTAATACCGCATTGCAAATCACCTCTTGCTTTGCAGGCGGAACTGTTCAAAACAACCAGTTCAACCGCTTTAGTTTGGCTGCATCTGGCAACTACATTAGCACCATCAACTACGCCACCGGTGTGACATTCTCGGGTAATGTATTCCGATCACTCACGCTGCGCGCCAACGCCACCACCGGCGCAATCAGCAGCACTCAGCCGGTCAATTGCACGTTTTCCAATGAGGTCTTAATTGGTGGTCGTATGTTCTTTGTGGGTGCTCAGAATTGCACCATTAACAGCCCGACTTATTACGACCACACCATTACCACGACCACGACGGCGACAAATCCGCATTACGCGCTCGACTTTGCCACGGGTTGCAATAACACCACAATCAACGGCTATTTAATGCCGTCGCCAAATCATGGCCCATATAACGGCCTTGTCACACTGAACGCCTGCTACAACACGCTTGTAAAAAACATCGGAACGGACAGTGTGACGCCTTTGGCCATGACTGCGGCTGTGACCGGCATTGGTGTCAATGGTGCAGGCAACAATGACGGCATCACCATCAAGCGCATGTACCTGAGCAACACTCGTACAGGGCCATACAGCTTCGTAAACTCCGACACCAATGTGCTTATCGAGAACTGCAGGGGTGACTATGCCGACACATCGATCATAGCGGCGCTGAATGCAACTTACAAAAACTGCGGATTGACAGCAGCAACCACTGGCCAAGTATCGGTCTACGGCACACACTGGGGCACTCGCTTTACCAGCGCCACAGCTGGTTTTGTTGACTTGTTGGGAAACGAGCCAACCAGCGCCAGCGCTGCGCAGTGCTTCGCGTCCGGTGGTTTGCCACAGTTCAACTCATCCGGCTCGGTTTTGCTGACAAAAGCTGGCGATCAGGTGACTTGGGAAATGCCATTCTTTGCCATTGGCTACACCGCGTTTACCAATGCGCTGACAACAGCGACCGGCACCAATGTCACATGGACAAGCGGTAGCACCTGGGGTAACCACACCATCGAGTTTGCCATTGATACTGGCTCAGGCTATGGCGCTTGGACAGCGCTTAATGCGGTCAACCTAAGCGCACAAGCCATCAACAGCACGACCGGTTTTAGGCTCAAAGTGCGGGCAACAACACTGACCGTCAATGCCGGCAACATCCTGACGCACCTGGCCATCCCAATGACCACGACCAGCGCGGCGCAGCAGACTAGCCTTTATCCGTTGTCAGTGGCTACCATTGATATTGACGGCTTGGTGACCGGCTCACGTGTCGTTGCAAAAAAAGTATCTGACGGTACTGTTTTATTCAATGGGTTAGAGATTGCCGGCTCAGTGTCGTTCACGACAGACTATATCGGCGCAGTGCGAGTCATTGCACGCAAAGCAAGCAATGCCCCCTACTACATCGAGTGGGAAACCCAATTAACAACCATCGCTGGCTCAACTGTGAGCGCAACAGCACTTCAACAATCAGAATAGGAGCTAAATCATGGCAATTGCAGATGACTTTACAGTAGCGGCTGGGGGCGACATTCGCCACGTCAGCGGAACAACGGTTTATTCAGTTTTACAGCTTCACGAATGGCTGCAAGACAAAGCCGATGATGGCTCTATCGCTGTCGCTGGCGATGATATTTCCATTCTCAGCCCAAACCCCTCTAAGCTAGACGGTCCACGATCTGCGATCAAGCCCATGCTGCTCAATTTGTTGGGCGCATACAACATCGACGACACGGCAGCTCAATACCTGAACTTCGGCTCTATTCAACAAAATGGCACAAACGTACTCTACACCGGCTTGAAGTCCATCGGCTCGCCACTGGTGGCGGCGTCACCCATGTACGTGGTGCAAAATGCCGCCAAGCTCACGACCTATTGGCCAAACGGTCATATTCAGATCATGGTCAAAGGCAAAACAGCCGGCGCACTGATTGACAACGGCGATGTGCGTGTGTTTTCTCGCAAGTATGGTCAAACCTATGGTGACTTTGCAGCCAACTTGGTGGCCGGTGGTGAGCAACCGGCAGCGGTGTCCACCGCACCTACCGACTGGACGCCACTGAGTAAAGCCGCAGCACTTGCCCTGACCAACATCGTCATCACCACGGGTGACACTACGCAGAACACTGGCGACGGTAGTGGTGCAAAACTCTATAAGGGCACAATCACTCTAAGCGGTGGCCGCACCATTGCAGAGGCCGCGCAGTATTGCCAAGCTATTTGCGACGAGTCCAGCACTGTAACGGTTGATGGCGCACTGGGATGGAAGTTCCGCAGCTTGGGCGACGGCGCACATGGCTACACGCCAAATGGTGCAGCACCGTTTGGTACGGTGGCGGGTGGTAAGTGGTTCGTTGCTCAGGGCTGGTACATTGCTGGCGCATTGGCTGGCGATTTGCAAAAATACCAAATGATCAGCCATGATGGTACAACGGTCACAAATCCAGTTGTTGCAGGTATTTCAATTGGTGGCTTGACTGTCGGCTCTCGCGTATTGGTTGGCCGCAGCGCTGCCACGACTTCTGGCTTTTTGGATACGGAGTACACCTTGAATGGCGCCACCACATCAGGCGGCAATACGTGCGTTATCAACGAGACGGTCAAGGTGGACACCCCTGCAACCGGCTATATTCGCGTGAATGGCATCCCTTACGTCTACACCGCCGTAAATGCGGGTACTAAGACCTTCACTATCAGCGGCACATGGGGTCAAATTCACGCCAGTGCCTCACCAGCATGGGTTCCGTTTTTGGATAAAGTTGTTGCAAGCACGACAGAATCCAGCGCAGCCTACACGTATGCGGCAGACTTTACAGCACGCCTTAAAGTGCGCAAAGGCACAGCTGGCTCTAGTTTGCAGCCGTTTGAAACCACTTTCTTGGCGGGCTCATCAGCCACCAACGGCACCAACGCGATTGCAACCGCTGACGAATAATGACCATCAGTATCGACTGGCCTAACAAACTGGTCTTATCGACGGCCAGCATTACCGATGTTGTCGCCCTCAAAGACACCTTGCGTGATTTTGAGGATGATGAGGTTGGTATGCTTAACCCTGCCATCATCAGCTACAAACGGCTTGATCTTGGCGGTGGCGCGTATTTTCACGGTGTTGACTTCATCAACGGCTGGCAGTTGAAGTTTCCAAACTCCGGTAACTACACCGTCATCGGGAACATTGGAGCCGCCATTGTTCCGGTGGCTGGTGTGTTTGTTGATCGCGTGAAGTCGGCAGCGTTTGCTACAGTGGCGGGCACAAGTGGCGGCGGTGGCGCAAGCGCCTCCGAAATCGCGGCTGCTGTGCGCGCAGCATTGGTGCTAGAACTATCGCGTCTCGATGTCAATGTTTCAAGT